TGGGTGTACCAATCCAGTTGCCCGAGCCTGCCACCAAAACTGCGATACAAGACTCGCCATCAACCCTTTAGATTCTTCACCTGATCCATACACATTGAAGTATCTGAACCCTTGTATGTGTTCAAACTCATCTATGTTATCCATGACCCAGTAGTCAACCGTAGTTTTAGATAGAGCATAGTAATTGAGTGGATTTATTTTATCTTTTTCTGTACCATATACTGATGCTGAACTAGCATACTTGACTGGGATCTTATGTTTGATTGCTTTTTTAAATAATTCTATAGAAAATACGATATTATATTTGTAGATAGCATCAATATTAATATTGGTTGTAGATGATAGTGCACCCTGATGTATTATCATAGATACCTTATCCCATTCTTTAAAATTTTCTAGGAAATTAAAACAATTATCTGCGTTAACTTCGATTAAACCATCGTATGAACACATCGTTTGAAAGTGCTTACCGATGAATCCATCAGATCCTGTGAGGATAATCATGCTATATTCTTTACTTTATATATTATAGCATAGATAAATACTAAAAAAAGTGCTTAGAGCCGTGATAGGAAGACTTGCATCGTTAAAAACTACATTTCAACTAGGTACAGTATCAAATACCTTATTGTATACTGCTACCGACTTGATTACAATAACTGTCTCGGCAGCAAACCAGACGGAGGATAAACTAACCCATTCAGTTTCCATATCAGGTGACAGTGGTATTAGATCTGCAACACTTAAGACAGGTGGTAGTGGATATGTTGATGCTCTTAACGCATCACCAACTGGAGGTAATGGTACAGGAGCAGTCGTTAATTATACAACAACAGGTGGTGTCGTAACAGGTTTAGATTTTGTATCAGATGGTGCTGAGTATCAGGTGGGTGATATTCTTACACTTACCAATCCTAATGCAGGTGGTGTCACATCTATAGGTCCTCTTATTGAGGATCCTCAGACAGGAGAGACAGGTGGTAGTGGGTACTCACCAGAAGGATATATCTATGGTGTTGCTACAACTGATAGAGGACCTACTGGTGTAGGAACTGGAACTGGGTCAGGGTTAACGGTTGACATATATGTTGACGGAAATAACAAGATAACTTCTGCGGTGCTTAAAGATCAAGGCCAGGATTATGAGGTAGGAAATATTATTGAAATAACAGGTGCTAATGGTAGTAATGCAAAGTTTGTTGTATCTTCAGTTCACGGTAACAGTGCTACCATAGAAGTAAATGAGATATATGATAATAAAGATTCAGATTACTTAGCATATGGTATACCACTGGAAGTTGGTGGCAACGAATTGTATGAGAACATAACCTTAAAGAAAGGTGATACAATTTATGTCGCTTCATCTGAACCAGGCGTTAGTTTTGTAGCAATAGCATCTAAGACTTATCCAAATATAAAATTAGACATACAAAATAAATTAGGAAGACAGAATGCATTTATTAGTAGCACTGCTTACCCTCAAATCAATGACAACATAGGACTAGCAACTGCTTCTTATGATGGTGTAGCAACATTACATGTATCGAATAGGAATTCTGATAAAGGTGCAGCAGTATCTCTAGGTATAGCATCAGGAGACATTAGCACATTTGATGTTGCTGATTACTTTGTATTTGGAATGAGGTTAGATCCTCTACAAGACATGGTGATTGACAACATAGGTATTGCCAGTGGTCAGACATTAGTTACAAGAGCATCACAAACTGATGTGGCGTTTGCTGCATACACAGAACCAGTGGTTGAAGGACCTAGTGGTGTAGGAACTGACGGTAATGTCAATACAATAGGTATCATAACTGCAAATAGTTTTGTTGGTGATGGTTCTGGATTAACTGGTGTCACTGCTGCAGGTTTTGGTGTTAGTATTACTGACAATGGTAGTAACATAGGTGTTGCTGCTACTATAAACTTTGGAGAGTTCTTAGATGTTAGTCCTCTTTCTGCAGGTATCGCTACTGTTAGTGTATCAAGTATAGTAGGAACTGCTCAGACAGCACAGGTTGCTGAGAGTCTTGCTGTAGGTGTTGCTGTCACTCTAGCAACCAGAGCTACACAGGCGGACTACGCAACCAACGCAGGGTCTGCGGGAGTATCATCAGCATGCTCAGGTAATGCAGAGACAGCTAGTGTTGCATCTGGTATTACAAGTGACTTTGATATCATTACAAACAATCCGATCAGAACATTTGATAAGTTCATCGGTGATGGTAGTTTGCTTACTAATATCACTGCAGTTGGTACTGGTGTTGAGATAAAGGATGGTTCAACTGTTGTAGGTACAGCACAAACCATAGACTTTGGATTAAGTCTAGATGTAAGTCCATTAATAAATGGTAGCACTACTATTTCGGTACAGAAGGTTCCTCATGCTGACATCTGTGGTGTTGCTAGTTACTCTGATAAGTGTGGTGTTGCTACCTTCGCAACCAACGCAGGGATCGCCTCTAATGCACTCAACGCTAACTTTGCTGCTGCTTCATCGTTCTCTACCTTAACAGGTGCTGCAGATACATCTAAGAATCTTTACACTGAGCATGCTACTCCATTTAAACCACTACCAACAACTATTGGTAACAAGACTGCAAACCATAGGTATCTTGGCATCGGATCTGATAGATCAGTCAATGTCCAAGGTTATGAATCACCTTACTTAAGATTTGAGGTAGGACAGACATATAGATTCCAAAATACAAACAACAACATTTATCCTCTTAAATTCTACTACAATGCTGCAGGTACTCCAGTTGGATTTGGTACTACAAGTCCAGTAGAGATGACTCAGGGTGTCACTGTGACTGGATCTTATACAGATATTGAGATTACTGAGGAGACACCACAGTTATTCTACTATGGCATGGGTGTTGGATCTACTATGGGAAGTATGGGTAACTCTATACAAGTATTCAACAATGAGTTCCATAAGTTTGTAAAGGTTGGAGAGTACAAGAACCTTGCAGGACTTAAGACATGTACACACACTCAAATGTTTGAGGGTCGTGCTACTGCATGGTACATGAACACTAACTTAGGAGTTGGTAACAGTGACTATACACCTGGCGATAGATCACACAATGTAAGTTCTATTGTACAGAATAGTACAGGTGTTTACACTGTCAACTTTGCTGATGAGATGAATGATAATAACTATGCTGTAATGATTGATGGTAGAGGAACTACCAATTTTCCTGGCGGTATTGTAAGAGCAACAGTGTTCGATAGAACCACAACAGGATTTGGTGTAACGATTTACAACAGCATCCCCGCAGTAGAAGATCTAAGGGATGTCAACATAGCTGTGTTTGGAGGTCAAGACGGAGAACCTACATTCCTCTAAATAATATTTTACCTGTGCTATAATGAGTCAAACGGTTTCTGTTGATAACATGTTTGTAGTATACTCCATGAATGGATGTCCATATTGTGAGAAAGTAAAAGAACTGCTGAGGTTGACAAAACAGGAGTATGTGGTGTATACTTTAGACGAGCACTTCACCATAGAAAATTTTGAAGAAGAGTTTAACACAAGAACCTTCCCTCAAATAGTTCTAGATAATTCTAGTCAAAGAAAACATATAGGTGGTGCTGCTGAGTTAGCTCAGTACTTTAAGGAAAAAAGTCTTCCTAAATAAAATCAATTACTGGAGGTAATGATGTTAGCAATAGCATTATTTTTCGGCACTATCCTATTGATAGGAACTGCAATCATATCAGGTATGATTGGATGGGTGTTAAGAGAATACATGTTTTACCATCATGATCGACACAATCAAGCGATAACATCTCACCCAGAGATGTATGATGAGGATGGAAATCTTATTCCAACTGAACTCCTCGCTCTTAGATTCGATCCTACACTAGATTTTGAGGACGAAGAAGACTAATTTTTTAAATTATCATGCCTAAATTACCACCCAAACCATTGGTTAGCGAAGTTTTAGACGCTGTTCATAAAGCAAAAACAAAAGCAAAGAAGATAGAGGTACTACAACAGTACGACTCTAAAGCATTAAGGTACTGTCTTATCTGGAACTATGATGAGAGTCTTAAGAGTGCCTTGCCAGATGGTGATGTCCCTTACACACCTAACGATTCTCCAACTCCAGATTCACAAAGCAAACTTGCATCTGAGTACAGAACATTGTATAATTTTATTGTAGGAGGAAATTACGACATAAACAACACTCGAAGAGAGGTATTGTTTATTCAACTCCTTGAAGCACTTCATGCTGATGAAGCAGAAGTATTATGTTTAGTAAAGGACAAAAAACTTGCCAAAAAATACAAAATCAGTTTCCCAGTCGTCAAAGAAGCTTACCCCGACATTAAATGGGGGAACAGGGTCTAGAGTGTGGACTGAAGCAGACAAAAAAGAAGCAAAGGAAGTGTATTCAATAGTAATACATGAGGCAGACTGCAACTTAGAGAAATCTAAAGATAAAAGTTTACCTACCAATGCATATCTTGTTGAGTATACTGTTGACAACTCAGAGAAGTTACACTATGATGTGACTATTGCAGGAAAAAGAGTTGATGTATTTGATTTCTATTATGACAAACTGAAAGGAGGTCTAAAAGATATTAAGTATGCACAGGGAACAAAAAATCCAAGTCTCTGGAACAACAGTCCTACACCTGCTAAAAAACCCAAGAGGAAATGAGTAGTGTAATTTTTAGAAAACATCGTGTGTTCAGAGAAACAGACGATGTTATTTTTTATGATATAACTGTAGAAGAGTCAAACGCATCTGATTTAGTTGTGCATGACGGACCTGCAGTATCTCCACCACCTGACTGTGTAGGAGGTAAACAATTCTACATTCATAGTTTTCAAGATGATTACAACAGAGTTGTATCAGGTGAAAGAACTTTTGAGTTAGTAAACTATGAATGGAAATGTCCATATCATATAGTTCATCTTAATAGACAGAGTGGTGCTTTGTTTATACCTCGTGGCACATTTCATAGGTCACAGTCAGGAGAGAATGGATCTATAGTTATCAACCAAGCACATAGATACGATGGATTTGATGCATCAGCAGAATTTTATCCAGTATCTACCGCAGAGAATAAAGATCTGTATAATATATTGAGAAATGAAAAACCAGTCATACATTCATTAGGAGAATGAAAGCACTCATCACAGGACACAAAGGTTTCATAGGATCATTCTTATATGATCATCTTACATATCAATTTGGAGATACTATAGATGGTCTTGATTTTCCTGATGATATTGGAGATTTTAAGACAGATAAAATATATGACATTGTAATACATCTTGCTGCATTCGCTGCAATTAGAGACAGTATAGATAATCCAGATAAGTTTTGGGAAAACAATGTCGAAAAAAGCAGACCAATATTCGATTATTGTAGAGACAATAATGTTCGACTACTTTACGCTAGTACCTCACAAGTTGAAGAGTGGTGGCAGAACCCATACGGTATCACAAAGAAAGTAAATGAGTTCATGGCTCCTCCTAATAGTGTGGGCATGAGATTTCAGACTGTTTATGGAGAGAACAGCAGACCAGACATGCTGTATAGAATGCTAGAGGACAAGACTGCAAAGTATATTACCAACCACAGAAGGGATTGGATTCATGTCAAAGATGTAGTCAGAGCAATATGTTACCTCATTCCTAGTTCGTACACAGGTACGGTCGATATAGGGACAGGAGAGACAGTATCAGTAAAAGAATTAGCAGAGAAGTTTGGTCAAGGTGACCTACCTGTGAAGACAGAGACACCAGGCGAGAGGGACATCACATGTGCTGACACCACTACGATGAGAGAGTTAGGTTGGTTCCCAACAATAAAAATCCTATAGTCAGGGAAAATCGACTTTTTGTTTACAAAAAAGTGGAAAAAAAATTCGCCAAAATTTTTGACCGTACAGGATTTTCAAAAAAGTAACAATAATCACATAGTTGCAATATAAATAGAAATGTGTTAGAATACACACATCGTTCATCCATATGCAATTAATCGCAATACTGGCTATATTATTATCTGAGCATGATGCCTCCCATTGGGATTTATCGTGTGAGGACTGGAATCAGGCAAGGATTGAGATTCTCGCTGATGAGAATTTAGGACAAGATGCTCAAGAGTATCTTATTGATTATTTCCTTACTAAAGTCCCAGAATATGATAATTGCGAAGTTTGGCAAATTGGACGCAAGTAAGCCGACTCGGAACGGGTTCGTTCATCCCGAAAGGGACGCAAAAGCCGACTGAAGGAACGGGGCTAAAAATCCCTACTACTATCAGGAGCAAACCAATGGCAAAAGTCACTTATCGTGGTGTCGTTTATGACACAGACACTAAGAAAGCTACAGCAAAGAAAAAGGTCGATCTCACATATCGTGGAATCGCACATTCTTCTAAATGATTGAAACTTTAGAGATTTGTATGGCATCTGCCATATTTCTCTCAGTCATCTATGCTGAAGCTAGAATATTGTACAGAAGGGGTTGAACCCCTTCTTTTTTTATGGTATACTATTTAAAATACAAATATTCTATGTTACACATGAGAGAACAAATGCTAAGAGCACTCTTAGCACATGCTCAAGGCGATATTGCCAAACATAAGGCAAATGTCGAAATTTACCTAGAACACCCTGCAGGTGTTGGTGAACATACTGACATATTAGAGTCTATTGAGAAAGAATTGGATATTATCGCAAAATATCAAGATCAGATTGATATAATTAACAAATACTTTAGATCACCTTCTGATAGATCTACCCTAAATGAATAAGGACAAACTTAAGTTAATTGTGCAGAATCTTAAATCTCTGGTAGAATTACTTGAATCAGAGGTTTATTCTGATGCAGATGCATATCTAAAAGGACAGCAAAATCTACCAATTGACGATTATGACGAAGTATGGGAGGATGACGATGGATACCCCGACTGAAGCATTTCTTAACAAGAGAGCATTCGTACTTAAAGTTTTGTTAACTAAATATGGTAGAAGTACCTATTCAAATGCCTCATATTACAAGTGTGCAGATGAGTGGATCGCTAGAAACGAATCATATCCTGGCGGATTATACGGATTTTACGAAGATTACTATGCACAAGAAGACTATCAAGTTAGTGAAGGAAGCACTTAAAAACCCTCATCTCTATTCAGAAGCAGAGATGACTTATATGAGAAAAGCAAAAAAACTCGCAAAAAAACAACAAAAATTATCTGAATTCAAAAATCTTTAGTATGCCAACATACCCTGTTATTAATTTAAAGACAAAAGAAGAGAAAGAACTCTCTATGTCTATGAAAGAATACGATCAGTGGAGAAAAGACAACCCTGACTGGGATAAAGACTGGTCAAAAGGAGTCGGTGGAACTGCTGAGGTAGGAGATTGGAGAAATAAATTAGACGGTGGTTGGAATGAAGTACTCGATAGAGTAGGGAAACAATCTCCTCGTTCTAATGTCAAGAAGTTTAACAATTATTAACTAAATGCCAAGAAAGAGAAAACCTGCAGCAGCAGTAGGAATTGGACTAAGTGCTAAACAAATGAGGCGAAAAAAGCCTATTAGCAGTGATTATCTGGTTGATATAGTTCCTATTACAGAAAATCAGGAAAAGTTTTTTGGTTATTATAAGGAAGGTAAACATATCTTCTCATATGGTGCTGCAGGTACAGGAAAGACCTTTATAACCCTCTACAACGCACTAAAAGAAGTATTAGATGATAGCACACCATATCAAAAGATATACATGGTCAGATCTCTAGTATCTACGAGAGAGATCGGTTTCTTGCCTGGTGACCATGAAGATAAATCAGCATTATATCAGATACCTTATAAAAACATGGTCAAATACATGTTTGAGATGTCTACTGATGCTGAATTTGAGATGTTATATGGAAATTTAAAGACTCAAGAGACAATATCCTTCTGGAGCACCTCATTTATAAGGGGTACAACACTTGATAATGCAATTGTTATAGTTGATGAATGTCAAAACTTGAATTTTCACGAATTAGATAGTATAATAACAAGAGTAGGAGAAGATACCAAAATCATGTTCTGTGGTGATGCTACTCAAAGTGACCTCACCAGAGATAAAGAAAGAAATGGTATCATAGACTTTATGAGAATCTTACAGCAGATGGATTCAGTCGAATTAATAGAATTCGGTCTTGATGATATTGTTCGTTCTGGATTGTGTAAAGAATATCTTACTGTTAAGTTAGCAATGTCTATGTAATGTTTAATCATGTTCCTGCTGTTCTACCTCCATTGGAGAGAGAAACAGTTGATGGTGTAAGATACTATAAAGTTCCTGATGCAGACGAATTTGTTAAATTAGTCTCAATCACTTCTGTTACTTCTTTTTGGAATAGAGAGAAGTTTGCAAAGTGGAGGAAAAAAGTTGGTGAGGATAAAGCAAATGAGATTACCCGAAAGGCAACATCTCGTGGAACTGATACTCACACTTTAATTGAACATTACTTATTAAATGAAGAAACTCTGCCAGAGGTTCAACCAATATCAGATTTTCTATACAAGATTGCTAAACCAACCCTAAACAATATTGACAATATCCACGCATTAGAAGGATCTCTGTACAGTAAACAATTAGGTGTCGCAGGTACTGTTGATTGCATCGCAGAATACGATGGAGAATTAGCAGTTATTGATTTTAAAACTTCTGCAGCACCAAAACCAAGAGATTGGATTGATGGATATTTCGTTCAAGCAGCGGCATATGCCTGTATGTACT